AGCACCTGCTGGCTGAGGAAAGGCCTTACCATCACTTTCCGTTACCAGCGCGGCTTTCGGCTCTGCTGGTAAATTATCGCCCGGCATGCAGTAACGAAATTTACCGTTCTGATTAACGCGTGCCAGCCGCCCCGTTGCGGTTACCACCGCCAGCGTGGAAGCAACCTTGCGAGTACTGACACCGAACTTACCCGCCAGTTCCTCACACGTTTTAGCCCCATCCTGACCGATAAACTCAATCATCATGTCGGCGGTAACTTTTTGTTCGACCTCCCCGGTCAGCATATCCTGTGCTTCAGATTTTACTGGCCGCTCTTCGGTTACCCGGGATTCACCTTCGCCAGCCAGAAACCAGGTGTGACCAGTTTTATCAACGACGCCATTTCTTTTGAGTTCCCACAGCTCGTTGACAGCCTCTTCACGACTGATTCCAAGGCGAGCTGCCACCACATGTGAAGAGGCTTTTTTCAGTGCTTTCAGTGCGTCAGATACGGTTTCCATTAAAATATCCTCCGGACAAAATTACTTCACAACCCTCATATTGCTGACATTTGGACGCCAGCTATCCCAGTTAAACGTCACCCATCGACCACCGTTCATGGTCATGCGGTCCATAATCCTCTCACCAAGAAGCGTACTCATTGCGACATGATTCAGGTTTGTTAACATCCCGACACTGCACAGTGATGCTGTCCGGCGATCAATTATCTGGTGCAATACCACCTGCTCGTTTTTCGTCTCCCGCTGAACGCCTATTTCATCCAGGACCAGCAAATCAACCCCGCAAAGCTCCTGTAAAAATTTTTCCCCGGATTTGCCGTTGTCGTAGCTGTCATGCAACACGCTCATGACGTCAGACACGGTGACGATAATCACGCTGCGCCCCTTCACCATCAGCCGGTTGCCCATCGCCGCTGCAAGGTGATTTTTCCCGGTGCCGGTTTTACCGCTGAACACAAAATTCGTGCACCCGGTCATCAGTTCGTCAGCTATGGATTTGGCCTGGCTCAGCGCGTATTTTTGCCCGTCGTTCTGCACCTGATAATTTGCAAACGAGCATTTGCTGTGCAGAGGCTGGATGCCCGAACGATTCAGGATTTTTTCCACCCGCAACTGGCGATTCTGGCGGTTAATCTCCTCGCTGCGTTTTCGTCCTTCAGCAAGTTGCCATTCCCGCCACTCCTCCACCGTCCGGTACGGTGGAACCGACCCCTGTGGTGCAAGTCTGCGAATACGTTCAAGAACCCCAACTGCCGCAATGTTTTTCATGACACGTCACCCCCTGAATCCCGGCGGTATTTCAGTGTCCGGTTCAGAAATGTGATTCACGCAACGCTGCGCAGGCGAACGCCCCAGGCGGATAACCAGTTCATCCCATTTTTCCCGGAGTTTTGCCGGACTCATGATGTTTTTTACCCAGAACGAATCCCGCTGGAGACGCCCAAACATTTCACAAATTTGTCTGTGAGTTCTGCCATCCAGCATCCGCATTGTGCGAACGTCATTGGCCCATGCTGTCCAGTTGGGTTCTTTCGGTCTAGTGATCTCGCCATCATAGCTGGCCGCCTGCTCGTAAAGACTCACGATTCGTCCCCAGATCCACTGTGCGCACACCAAATCTTCCTGACTTCCCCACTGGCGTTTTTTCGCACTGAACACAACCGCGTCAGGGTGTCGGGTTAAAAAATCCTGTTCAGCCGTCTGCGGGTCCGGTTGCGAAGCGTCCGGACAAGAAGATCTTTTATCTGACGGATCAGGTTTTAATACTGACGGATCGGGGTCAATCATCGCCCCCCTAATCGGCAGTTTTTTATCAACAGTTGATCCATCAAAATTTGACGGGTCAACCGTTGAGGGGTCAATATTTGACGGGTCAACTGTTAACGGGTCATTTTTTGCCGGGCTAATTTTTCTTTTCGGTTTATATGACTCACGCGCCGCCGCCGCAGCTGCTTCGAGTTTTTCCACATTAAGCCGATAGATATTGCTTACATTACGCCCACCGACCTTACGCTCTTCCTTCGTCAGCCAGCCCTCTTTCGCCAGTTCTGCAATAGCCGATTTCACTGTGGATTCACTTCTTGCACCGATCTGACGCCGGATAGTTTCAATGGCAGGCCATGACACACCCTCGTCATTGCTGTAGTCTGCAAGACGGGCCATAACCGCCACCCTGGATAAGATCATGCCGGTGAAGGCGCACCCTTCCCAGACAAGACCATGAAGCTTGCTGCTCATAAAACCCCCGAACACCGTGCTTTTAGTGCATCACCACAGCATTCCCTGCCGGGCCGCCGCGATTCATCTGGTCATACAAAACAACCGCTGACGCAACAAAATCATCGACATCCTTCACCAGCCGATCCCTCCGTTCGACGATCTCACGGTAATATTCAGAACTGTGGCTGCGCATACGGGCCACCAGCAAAGGCGGCATCGCCTTTTCGATCGCCGGTAACAGAGCCTGAATTTTTTCAACAGCATCAGGGGTGTCCTTCTCCACCCAGCGGAAAATTTTCTGGGTATTACGGGCCAGGGCTTCCGGATGGCTGTCGTCGTACAGTTCCGGGAACGTCATTCCCAGCTCGAAATACGCTTTGGTAATTTTCGCAGCCGGTACTTTTTCGCCGTCCGGATGCGCCCAGGCATTCATCGCCATGCGGATGTGTTCATGCTTGATTTTCATGAATCCCCCCTTGGTTAGAAGGCGGATTATGATCAGAACCGGGAATGACAACCGTCGGTATGTGTAACTCATATTTGAGCGCCCCGGCAGTGACTGCCTGAATTAGCAACGCCCATTTCCACGGAACCTCTTCCCCCCACATGCTGACTGTGGTTTTTGACGTTCCTAGAGCTGCGGCTGTTTTAACAACTCCGCCAAAATAGCCTAATACTTCTGATTTTTTCATGAGTCGCTCCATAAAACTGAACGTCAAAAGTTTAATAATCAAAACCAAAGAAAGTCAAGAAACAAAACCATCTGTGTTTTAAAATCAAAACATGAGCAAGCAAACTATATCTGAACGCATAACCCAACGTATGCATGCGCTAAACCTGAAAGGCAAAGACCTTGTCAATGGCACTGGCGCATCAAAAGGCTCCGTAAGTCAATGGATGAACGGTGGAGGAGCGCCGTCCTCGCGTTACATAAGTTCCCTGGCAAAAATATTGAAAGTAAACGAAAATTGGCTTCTTAATGGAGGAGAGTTAAATACAGGTGATTCGCTTGATCTATCTTTACCGCCGATAAAAACGGTTCCGCTACTATCACTTCAGCAGGCAGCAAGCTGGAGTGATTATATGAAAAATTCCTCAATAACCTCTTGTGTGCAGCTTGTCGGAGAAATCCCGGTCAATACCTTTGCAGTTGTTCTAGAGAGTGACAGTATGTCAACATCTGGTGGGGGAGTTTCCATCCCAAATGGTTCAACAGTTTTTGTTGATCCCGATCGAACCGTACAACCAGGAAATATTGTCCTTGCCTTACCCAAAGGGACCACAACACCTGTCATTCGTAAACTGGAGATAGAAGGGCCGGATATTCTTTTAGTCCCCACGAATCCTCGCTACCCTTCAATTATGCTGGATGATCTATCTTGCATATTGGGCGTATGCTTTAAAATTCAACAAGATATTTAACCAACCTCATCTATTTGATTAACTGTATGCCATCGTGGTGATGGCTTAACAGCTGCCTGCTTAAAATGTTTTGATAAAAAAACATTGACCTGAAAAGTTCGTTTTTCTAAACTTCATTCATTCCCTCACCCCATCCTACAGAATGCAGGGCAATACTTCGAGTTACCAGGCAGTGGTCAGGGGTTAAGTAGCCAGCCCGAGGCGTAAGAACATGACGGCAGGGTTCAACTTTAATAACTATGCAGCAGGTTTTTGTTCCGCTACCCCGGCGTTAAGGGGAAACAGAGGATTTCTCAGTGGGCGAAGTCAAACATCAGAATGGAAGGCATCCCGGGATCGGCAAAGAAGCAGCAATGGCGCTTTATATTGACATCAGCGCCATTGCCGGACAGGTAAGAATTATCAGAGCGGTAACTAAGCGGTATGCGCCTTTACTTCAGAAAGTCTCTGGTAAGTGCACCGAAGATATTGTCAACGATTTCGTCATCGAACTGCGAGGACTCATCTTCAGTTACAAGGTGACCACAATTTTTGCAGATGGCTCCCGCGAAACTGTCAGAGCCCTGCGACTTAAAGGATGTGTCAAAGACTTCGCCACCACATTCTGGGCAAGAAAACTTGATTGTACTCATAACCAATTTCCTCTCGAGTAACAGACCCCTCAGAGGATACCACCTCGCCTGACGTGGTTAAAAGCAGGCAACGCTAACCACAAGGAGCCGACATGCAGAAACGAGAACCCGTCATCATCGCGCCAGACTATACCGATGATGAACTTTATGAGTGGATGCACCAGAAAATTAATGCAGCGCAGGATCTGAAATGGGCCAATGAAGCCAGGGCTAAGCAGGCTGAAAATCTGTCCGCTCTGGAGCAGGATATCACTAATCTGGAAAAAGCAGCGGCATTAAGCATTGCCAGAATGATTACATACCCGCGTTAATAGCTAACCAACGAAGCTAAGGTTGGTAATTAAGGAGTTCTCCACGGATGAGGTGGAGTGCGTGCGCCGGACACGGGTGAGCATCCGGCACAGACAGTTTACTGAAAGGATATTTCCCTGAAAGGTCAGACCATAACGCGAAAGCGCACGGCGAGGTAGCTGGTTCATAGATAGCCTGTCGTTAAATTTTCGTCGACCGTGCGCTTCCGGTTGTGGCAATCCGCGAAATGGCGCGGCGGTAAGTATGGCGGGGTTATTCCTTCCCCGTTGAGGACACCGGGTTGTCAGGTTGACCATACGCTTAAGTGACAACCCCGCTGCAACGCCCTCTGTTATCAATTTTCTGGTGACGTTTGGCGGTATCAGTTTTACTCCGTGACTGCTCTGCCGCCGTTTTTAAAGTGAATTTTGTGATGCGGTGAATGCGGCTAAGCGCACGCGGAACAGTTAAAACCAAAAACAGTGTTATGGGTGGATTCTCTGTATCCGGCGTTAATTGTTAACTGGTTAACGTCACCTGGAGGCACCAGGCACTGCATCACAAAATTCATTGTTGAGGACGCGATAATGAAAACGTTATTACCAAACGTTAATACGTCTGAAGGTTGTTTTGAAATTGGTGTCACTATCAGTAATCCTGTATTCACTGAAGAGGCCATTAACAAAAGAAAACACGAACGGGAGTTATTAAATAAAGTATGCATTGTTTCAATGCTGGCCCGTTTACGTCTGATGCCAAAAGGATGTGCACAATGAATCCAGTATTTGCACTTATTCTGACGGTTTTTCTTGTTTCCGGAGAGCCAGTTGATATTGCAGTCAGTGTTCACAGAACAATGCAGGAATGTATGGCCGCAGCAACCGAACAGAAAATTCCAGGCAACTGTTATCCGGTCGATAAAGTTATTCACCAGGATAACGAAATCCCGGCAGGATTTTAAAACAGCACCGTAATAAATATCCAGTTTCATTCTTATATGTCAGCAATGGCAGAGATTTGTTCACCCTTAAATCTGTGATGAGGTTTATCAATAATGAGCACTGATAAAGAAGAATTTGCACTATATTGCGAAGCAAAAAATGACAAAGTAAGAAAACGCCTGGGAATTAAAGGTGGTTTTTACTGGACTACAGCAAAAAAATTATCTGTTGCAATCTCCCGCTGCATTACCGCAATGGATGACAACGATTATGATGAAGACGACTTTAAAAAACCCGTCCGCGTCAATTTGCCCGTTGTTGACGACCTTCCGCCAGAAGGCGTGTTTGATACTGAATTCTGCAACCGCTATGAAAAAGGCGGGAAAGATGGCATCACAATGACATTTATCGGCCCTTCCCCCTCTGTTCAGGACAAACCAGCCAGCACTGACAATACCAACATCAACGGCGAAGACATGACTGAGATTGAGGAGAGCATGCTTCTGCCTGTCTCCGGTCAGGAACTGCCCATTCGTTGGCTTGCTCAACACGGCAGCGAAAAACCAGTAACGCACGTTTCACGCGACGAACTCCAGGCATTACACATTGCACGGGCTGAAGAACTACCGGCTGTTACTGCCCTGGCTATTTCGCATAAAACCAGTCTGCTCGACTCGCTGGAGATTCGCGACCTCCACAAACTGGTTCGTGACACTGACAAAGTTTTCCCTAATCCTGGTAATTCAGACCTGGGACTAATAACTGCTTTTTTCGAAGCATACCTGGACGCTGACTACACTGATCGGGGTCTGCTGACAAAAGAGTGGATGAAAGGAAATCGTGTTTCACGCATCACCCGCACGGCTTCCGGTGCTAATGCTGGCGGTGGGAACAAAACCGATCGCAATCCGAATTTAGTACACACCCTCGACACACTGGATGTGGAGATTGCAGCAGCCACACTTCCGATGGATTTTAATATTTATGAAATTCCGGGCAGCGTTTATCGTCGCGCAAAAGAAGTAGTCCTGAACAAAGAAAGTCCGTTCAAAGAATGGTCCGCAGCACTTCGTGCAACCCCGGGTATTCTGGACTATTCCCGCGCCGCTATTTTTGCACTTATCCGAAGCGCACACCCTGAATTTTATCACTACCCGGGACGCCTTCAGGGGTATATCAACGCCTATTTGACGGAAACTGATCACGAGAACCCCAGCAAGGAAACTCTCACAGCTGCCCGGCATACGCCGGAAAAAGATATCCTGGAAGAAATTAACCGCGAGGTGGTTACTGAGCGTGAAACAGAAGAAGAAAAACCACAACCATCTGACGCAATGGCAGGTGAACAGGCAACAACTGAAACAATGGAACCGGATACAACTGAACATGGCCAGAACGCGCAGTCGCTGGATGCTCAGTCGCAGGTGAGTTCCGCTAACCAAGTAAAAGTCACCGCTGACGAAGTAAACAAAATTATGCAGGCAGCCAATATCAGCCAGCCTGACGCCGATAAGTTACTTGCTGTATCGCGTGGTGAATTTGTTGAGGGGATTAGCGACCCTAATGATCCGAAATGGGTCAAGGGGATCCAGACTCGCGATTCTGTGAACCAGAACCAGCATGAATCGGAACGGAACGACCAAAAAGCGGAACAAAACAGCCCAAATGCGTTACAAAACGAGCCAGAAACGAAACAATCCGAACCAGTAGCGCAACAGGAACCGGAAAAAGTCAGCACCGCCTGCGGTCAGAGCGGTGGCGGCAACTGCCCTGATTGTGGCGCGGTGATGGGCGACGCAACATACCAGGAAACATTCGATGAAGAGAATCAGGTTGAAGTTCAGGAAAATGATCCGGAGAAAATGGAAGGCGCTGAACATCCACACAAGGAGAACACTGGCGGCAATCAGCATCACGATAGCGATAATGAAACTGGCGAGACGGCAGATCACTCAATTAAGGTGAACGGTCATCAAGAAATCACATCCACCAGCAGGACGTGTGACCATCTAATGATCGACCTTGAAACCATGGGAAAAAATCCTGATGCCCCGATCATCTCAATAGGTGCAATATTTTTCGATCCGCAAACCGGAGATGTGGGACCGGAATTTAGTAAGACTATCGATCTGGAAACTGCTGGCGGAGTCATTGATCGGGACACCATTAAATGGTGGCTTAAGCAATCACGCGAAGCGCAATCTGCCATTATGACCGATGAAATCCCGTTAGATGATGCACTGTTACAATTGCGGGAATTTATCGACGAAAACTCCGGTGAATTTTTTGTTCAGGTCTGGGGAAATGGAGCCAACTTCGACAACACGATTTTGCGCCGTTCATACGAACGGCAGGGGATCACCTGCCCGTGGCGTTACTACAACGATCGCGATGTACGCACAATCGTTGAGCTGGGGAAAGCCATAGACTTCGATGCCAGAACGGCTATTCCATTCGAAGGTGAGCGCCATAATGCACTTGATGACGCTCGTTACCAGGCAAAATACGTTTCAGCTATCTGGCAAAAACTGATCCCGAGTCAGGCTGATTTTTAATGTTCAACCCTAATTGCCGCTAACCGTATATAGTTAGCGGCGGTTATGAGATATAGCTATGAGCAGCTTATTTTTAACCGAAGATGAATTGCTAATATTAACGGGCTGCAAATATGCAAGCCACCAGCGAAAATGGTTAATGGAAAACGGGCTTCCGTTCTATACCAATCGTAGTGGCAAACCGATTGTCAGCCGGGATCTATTTACCTGCAATAAAACTTTACCACCACGCGAGGTAGAGCCGAATTTTGGTGCGATCTGATGGGAAGACGAAGGAAAAATCCTGAACACGAAAAATTACCTCCAAATGTATACCCAAATAAATATAGTTATGTATGGAAACCAACATCCAGAGAATCTGTCACACTAACCGCCATCAAGGATGGTTTAGCTGCTTTATGGAAAAAGTATGAGGAAACTGTAAATAATCGCGATCGTGCAATGACATTCGGTCGCTTGTGGGAAAAATTCCTCGCCAGCGCCTATTACAGTGACCTTAGTCCAAGAACACAAAAAGATTATCTGCAACATCAAAAAAAGTTGCTTGCCGTATTCGGTAAGGTACCAGCGGATTCCATAAAACCAGAACACATCCGTCGATACATGGACAAAAGAGGGGAGCAGAGTAAAACGCAAGCCAACCATGAAAAAAGCAGTATGTCCCGTGTTTACAGTTGGGGGTATGAGCGAGGGTACGTGAAGGCTAACCCATGTGCAGGTGTAAGTAAATTCAAGGCCAAAAACCGCGAACGATATGTAACCGACAAAGAATACCAGGCAGTATTAAGCGTTGCACCTCTTCCTGTTTTTATCGCAATGGAAATTGCCTATCTGTGTGCAGCGAGGGTTTCCGATGTGTTATCGCTGAAATGGGAGCAGATTGGAAACGACGGGATCTTTATCCAGCAAGGGAAAACAGGAAAAAAACAGATAAAAGCATGGAGTCCACGATTACAGGCGGCGATCGAAAAAGCAAAACAGTTACCAACATCCGCCTATGTAATCAGCAATCAATACGGCAACCGATATATGTACAAAGGCTTTAACGAAATGTGGGTAGAAGCAAGAAATCGCGCAGGCAAAATTTCAGGTATTTTAACCGACTTCACCTTTCATGATCTGAAGGCGAAAGGAATTTCAGACTATGAAGGAAGCAGTCGGGATAAGCAACTTTTCTCTGGTCACAAAACCGAGGGGCAAGTGCTAATCTATGACAGGAAGGTTAAAGTTTCACCGACACTTGATGTCCCGTTACCTGAAAATATTCCAAGAAAATATTCCAAGTAATTCCAAGTGTGATTTTTGTCACTGACTTAATGATGTGTAAGTGATTGAATTTTGGCGGAGAGAGGGGGATTTGAACCCCCGGTGGAGTTGCCCCCACTCCGGTTTTCGAGACCGGTCCGTTCAGCCGCTCCGGCATCTCTCCGTTCAGATGGTTGCCATGATGCCAGGAAATTTGGCATTTTAACAGTCCCTGTCCGTGCAATTTTGTTCAAGTGACGAGTTTGCGAGCAAAACGATGATTAAGTGGCCCTGGAAAGTACAAGAATCAGCACATCAAACTGCCCTTCCCTGGCAGGAAGCACTATCGATCCCCCTTTTAACGTGTCTGACAGAACAGGAACAAAGCAAATTGGTCGCTCTTGCCGAACGTTTTTTACAGCAAAAACGGCTTGTTCCTTTACAGGGCTTTGAGCTGAATTCATTAAGAAGCTGCCGGATAGCACTTCTATTTTGCCTGCCCGTTCTGGAGTTAGGACTGGAATGGCTGGATGGTTTTCATGAAGTCTTAATTTATCCTGCGCCATTTGTGGTCGATGATGAATGGGAAGACGATATCGGTCTGGTGCATAACCAACGTATTGTTCAGTCAGGTCAGAGCTGGCAGCAAGGGCCTATCGTTTTGAACTGGTTGGATATACAAGATTCTTTTGATGCTTCTGGTTTTAACCTGATTATTCATGAAGTCGCTCATAAGCTGGACACCCGTAACGGCGATCGCGCCAGCGGAGTTCCCTTTATTTCGTTGCGTGAGGTTGCTGGCTGGGAACACGATCTTCATGCTGCAATGAACAACATTCAGGAAGAAATCGAATTAGTTGGTGAGAATGCGGCGAGCATTGATGCTTATGCTGCCAGTGATCCTGCTGAATGTTTTGCCGTACTTTCTGAATATTTCTTTAGCGCCCCAGAACTTTTTGCTCCTCGTTTCCCTTCATTGTGGCAACGTTTCTGTCAATTTTATCAACAAGATCCTTTGCAGAGACTGCATCACGCTAATGATACAGACTCGTTTTCGGCGACGAATGTTCATTAATTAACAACTTTGCAGATTAATTAACCAATTGAAATGGCTTATGAAATTTAGTGTTGACAGACAAGGTACCGCTAAGTAATATGCGCCCCGTTCTCACGATTCCTCTGTAGTTCAGTCGGTAGAACGGCGGACTGTTAATCCGTATGTCACTGGTTCGAGTCCAGTCAGAGGAGCCATTTTCAAGGAAGCAGACGTTCACTAACGTCTGCTTTCTGCATTTCTATCAATCGGTTATCCCTCTTCAGTCGTTCACCCTCGTTCACTAAAAACCACTCGAAGCCATATCATTTTGATGGTAAAAATGCTGGTAATGCTGGTTCGATTTGCCTTTTACCAACAATCGAGGGGATTTTTTCATGTCACTGACTGATATTAAAGCAAAAAATGCCAAACCCCTTGAGAAGGAATACAAGCTTACTGATGGCTTTGGTATGTTCCTTCGCGTTACCCCGAAGGGTTCCAAATACTGGCAAATGGCCTACCGTTTTGAAGGGAAGCAAAAACTCTTCTCTATTGGTGTTTACCCTGCTGTTTCTCTTTCTGACGCAAGACAACGCCGTGATGAAGCCAGAAGGCTTCTTGCTCAGGGCATTGACCCTAATGCCAAGAAACAGGCAGAAGTTAAAGAGCTAAAAGCTAAACGTGATAAAACACGCTCTTTCAGCGTAGTCGCTAAAGCTTGGTTCTCCACGAAAACAAAATGGTCTAAAGATTATGGTGATTCCGTATGGAAGCGCCTTGAAACCTATGTCTTCCCGACAATTGGCGATAAAGATGTTGCCGAACTGGATACGGGTGATCTGCTGGTTCCAGTGAAAAAGGTTGAGGCACTTGGCTATCTTGAAGTTGCCATGCGCATTCAACAATACATTACTGCGATCCTGCGTCATGCTGTTCAGCAGAAACTTATACGTCATAACCCGGCCTATGATATGGAAGGTGCTATTCAGAAACCGCAGACTGAACACCGCCCTGCACTGGAACTGGAAGAAATACCCCAACTACTGAAAAAAATTGCCGAATACAAAGGCCGCAGGTTAACCATACTGGCAATACAGCTCAATCTGATGATTTTCATTCGTTCCAGTGAGCTGCGTTTCGCTCGCTGGTCAGAAATTGATTTCAAAAGTAAGTTATGGGTGATACCCGAACAGCGTGAAGCGATTGAAAACGTCAAACATTCAACTCGTGGGGCTAAAATGAAGCGTAAGCACTTCGTTCCCCTTTGTAAGCAGGCCATGAAGATACTCAAAGAGATCCGACAACTGACTTATGAAGAAGGCCATGATGATGGATTAATCTTTACTGGCTGTTATGACTCGTTTAAGCCCATGAGCGAAAATACCATCAACAAAGCCCTTCGCAATATGGGCTATGACACGAAGCAGGACATCTGTGGGCACGGTTTTCGCACGCTGGCCTGTAGTGCCTTAATTGAGTCAGGTTTGTGGTCAGAAGACGCTGTAGAGCTTCAGATGAGTCATAAGGAAAGCAACAGCGTCCGTGCTGCTTATACCCATAAGGCTAAACACCTTGACCAGCGCCGACTGATGCTCCAGTGGTGGGCTGACTTCCTTGATGCCAATCGAAACGATATGGTCAGGCCGTTTGAGTTTGCCCAAAGGTGAACATTATGAGTTAGAAAATTACGGCTAACCGTTTGATAACCCATCATATAGCAGCATGTAACCCTTTGTTTTAGATATGTTTGAATAGCCATCACTGGTTGATGGCTATCACTTCATACCGTAAAATGCTTACCAATTTCGGACACTGATTTCCCGTGACCTCATGACGGATACTTTTTATGAAAAAAATAACTTCTGATATGACAGAACTACAATCAATGAATATCACTGAAGATAATATCAGCAAACTTAACTCTTTGTTTCCTGAAGCATTTAATGAAAACGGTATTGATTTTGACGTTTTAAAACAGCTCTTGGGTGAAAATGTAGACGACAAAGAAGAGCGCTATGGCCTGAACTGGCATGGTAAGCGTCAGGCTCGTCAGCTTGCTCTTACCCCTTCCCGTGGCACATTACGTCCATGTAAAGATGAAAGCGTTGATTGGGATAACACTAAAAACGTCATGATCGAAGGTGATAACCTTGAAGTGTTGAAGCTTCTTCAAAAAAGCTACGCTGGAAAAGTTAAGCTTATTTACATCGATCCGCCTTATAATACCGGGAAAGATTTTGTGTATCCAGATAACTTCCAAGATAACATGAAAAATTATCTTGAAATCACTGGACAAACTGAAGATGGAAATCGCTTAAGCACAAATACAGAAACCAGTGGACGTTATCACACTGATTGGCTAAATATGATGTACCCTCGCCTAAAATTAGCAAGAAACTTACTTGCCAACTCTGGTTTTATTTTTATATCGATTGATGAAAATGAACTTCACAACCTATGTGGCATATGCTTTGAGATTTTTGGAGAAGAAAATTTCATATCCCTTATTGCTAATACTAACAATCCAAAAGGACGGTCTGACGATAAATTCATAGCAACAGCTCATGAATATATATTAGTAATGGCGAAGAACATTAACTATGCAAAAACCTATGGCTTTGAGCCTGACGATAAAATAACAAAGAGATATAATAAGACAGACGAAAACGGTGAAATATTCCGTGACATAGATTTACGTAAAACTGGTGATGCTGACCGTAGAGAAGATCGACCAGATATGTTTTACTATTTTTACTATGATCAAAAAACAAACGAACTATTTATATCTAGAGACCAGAAAAAAAATGATTTAATTGAAATTAAACCAATTAGAGATGATGGTACTGATGGACGATGGCGATGGGGTTTTGATACAGCTAAATCGAAAATTGATAGTGTTTATGCTAAGTTCATGCCCACAAAAAAAACGTGGGGAATCATGGAGAAAGACTATTTATCAAAAAGAGATGCAATAAAGGCTACCTCTTCATGGACACATAAAGATGTAAATAGTGAAAGAGGTAGTGAACAATTTATTGAGCTGGGATTCGAAAAAGAAGTTTTTTCAAGACCAAAACCTTTGGGTACTCTTTTACGTATAGTAGAAATAGCTACACACCCAAATGAAAAAGGTATAGCACTTGATTTTTTTGGGGGATCAGGTACTTTTGGTCATGCCGTTTTCATGGCCAATGCAACAAAGAATAGAAAGATAAATTTTATCATTACGCAACTACCAGAACCAGTTGTTCCAGAAACAAAGGAGCAGATTGTTGCTGCAAGCTTCTTAAATAAAAATGGAATGCCATTAAAAATTTCTGAAATAACTAAAGAACGCCTTCGCCGAGCAGGTAAAAAAGTTCGTGAAGACAATCCAGAATGGAAAGGTGATGTTGGCTTTCGTGTGTTTAAACTTGATACATCTAACATCCGTCCGTGGGAAGCGACTGCTGATACCCTTTCACAACAGATTGATGCCTATGTAAGTCCAATCCTCGAAGGCCGTAGTGAAGAAGATTTACTCACAGAGTTGATGCTTAAGCGTGGCATTGACCTGAGTGTAGACATTGAAACCCGTCAGTTTGATGGATTAACCGTTTCTTGCGTTGACGGTGGCAAATTGTTTACCTGCTTTGCTAAACAAATCCCTGCATCTTCAGTAGAAGAACTGACCAAGGGGATCATCGACTGGCATAAGAGTTTAAAAGTTGGGAAAGATACGGTCTGCTATTTCCTTGATGATGCGTTTGAAAATAACGTCGCTAAAACAAATCTTTGCGCCATTCTGGAACAACACGGCCTGACTAACCTGCACAGCCTGTAAGGGAATGAGATGAAACTACATTTTGAATCTGACCTTACCTATCAGCAAAACGCCATTACTTCGGTCTGTGATTTATTTGAAGGGCAAGAGAAATGGGAGAGCGAAATGACTGTGCTGGCCCCAGCTCAGGGCGCACTCTCATTTGAAGCCGCAACAGGTTCAATGCCTGTAAACCCACAGATACCCGAAGATGATGTTCTGCTGAAAAACCTGAACAAGGTTCAGTTGAAGAATCAGCTTCCACCTTCACCTGTGCTCGACAGCCATGATTTTACTGTCGAGATGGAAACAGGGACAGGTAAAACGTATGTTTATCTTCGCACCATGCTGGAGCTGAATAAACGTTATGGCATGAGCAAATTTATCATTGTGGTTCCTTCCATTGCCATCAAGGAAGGCGTTTATAAAACACTACAAATCACTGAAGAACATTTTAAAAGCCTCTATGCGGGAATTCCATACGAATACTATCTGTATGACTCGTCTAAACCTGCGGATGTGCGAAATTTTGCAACCAGCTCTGTTATGCAGATCATGGTAATGACAGTTGGTGCGATTAACAAAAAAGACGTTAATAAGCTCTATCAGTCCAGTGAAAAAACAACCGTTGACGATCTGGATAAGCCAATTGATCTGATACGTGCTACACGCCCAATTATTATTGTGAACCGCCCCGGGTTTCCTGGAGAGTATTTTATCTGTGAACTCAGGCTGCCAGATCATCGTTTCCGATGGAAGCATAATAAGCTTTTTCTGCTTCTGCCGGAGGAGTATGGCCCAGCCTTTCCAGCAATCGTCGATTGTTATACCAGTCCACCCACGTGAGTGTGGCCAGTTCCACTTCTGCACGGTTTTTCCAGCTCTTACGGTGTATTACCTCCGCTTTGTAAAGACCATTGATGCTCTCCGCC